ACTGTTAGAGGTGGTAGAACAAGTGAAGGTAGACAACTGTACACGGACCAAACACCAGCAGGAAACAAAGCTGCAATTAGATTTTTACATTTAGGTATTGCTCTTGCACCATCGTATAGACAGTTTCAAAGATTAGGACAAGCTGCTTTTGGTACACCGACAAAACGTGGTGATGAATTAAACATAGGACCAGAGTTAGCAGGATTCATGGGACTACGTCCTATCAAAGTAGATCCATTACAGTCCATGGGTTTTAAAATAGCAGAATATCAAACAGGTATTAGAAATGCTAGAAGAGAGTTTACCGGTGGTTACTTTGGAATATTAAGAGGTGGTAGAATAAAACCAAACGATGTTATTAACGCATATTACAATTCTAATAGAGCTAGATTTTTAGTTCAACAAGAAATGAACAAAAATATATCTGCAGCACAAATATTAGGTGTAAATAAATCTGCGTTACAAACTGAATTTAAAGATAGACAAATAAGTGATAGTGTTTTTAATAATTTAGCACGAGGTAGATTTGAACCATATTTTCCATCAGAAGATATACAACAAAGATTTGCTGAAATAGCTAGAAATCTTGGTGATCCAAATATATTTACTGAAGTAAGACCAACACTAAGATTAATGTTACAGGAGTTTAAACGTTTACCTTTAACGAGTTCTTTTGACTCTNATATAAATGACTTTTTATTTGAAGAAACACCATTAATACCANTACCACAAACAGGACAACCTATTGTTCNAGCTCAACAAACAGGGGCAATAAATGAATTGACACCAACAGAGGAAGCATTACTATCACCTGAAGAAAAAGTTATTGCGAGAAGAAACTAATGAAAAAATCTGCACTACAAAAAATAGAGGCACATGAGAAACTTTGCAGAATAATGCAAAAGCAAACGTTTGAACAAATAAAAGAAATGAAAGAACGTATTAGAAGAATAGAATACATGATCGTAGCTGGCATGGGTTCTATGATCTTAGCTTTACTTATGAATTACATGAAATAATATGAAACTTACACGAAACTTTAGCCTTTCAGAACTTATTAAATCAGACACAGCCATTAGGCTCGGTATTGATAATAATCCAAACGCAGACCAAATAGAAAAATTAAAATTACTTTGTGAAAATATTTTGCAACCCGTACGTGACCACTTCGGCAGGGTAACGGTAACTAGCTGCTTTCGTAGCCCTGAGTTGTGTGTGAAAATAGGTAGTTCATTAAATTCGCAACATACCAAAGCTGAGGCGGTCGACTTCGAATGTCTGGGCACGAGCAACGCTGAGGTCTTTGATTGGATTAAAGCAAACCTTGATTGGGATCAAATGATTTTAGAATTTTTTACGCCTGGTGAACCTAATAGCGGATGGATTCATTGTTCTTGGGTTGCTGAAAATCCTCGTAAACAATTATTAAGAGCGTACAAAGAAGAAGGTAAAACAAAATACAAACCTGTTATTGGTGACGCTGTAAACTTAATTTAAATCCAAGCTTTTAATTCTTCACCCAATACTTCAGATGCTATATTAATTTTATCTCGTAAAGCTTTTACAATTTTTTCATCAACTGTGTCCTCACATATAATATCTATGTAAGTTACATTTTTCTTTTGACCTATACGATGTGCTCTATCTTCTGATTGTAATCTTTTTTCTAAATCATAGCCATTAGAATAATAAATAACTGTATTTGCTTTTGTAAGTGTAATACCATAACCACCTGTTTGTGGTGTACCCACCAAAAATCTACACTCATCACCGTTTTGAAACTTACGAATATTATCTTGTCTTTTATCTTGTGGTGTTAATCCATAATAATCAACCACGGACCCTGGACCATATTTTTTTTCTATATTCTCTACTATTTGTGTAATATCTCTTTGATAATTAGCCCATATAATAGCTTTGCCTTCTGTTTCCTCTAATATATTCATTAACTCTGTTATCCTATTACTATTTACATTTTGAACAGACCCATCATCGGCTGTAAAATGCCCACAAGTTATTTGATGTAGTCTCATTAATTGTGTAAGCACAGTCATTGTAGAGGATACCTTACCATTTAAAATAGATATGGCCTGTTGTTTCATCTGCATGTAAACTTTCTTTTGATCAGGTGTAAGTGTTATGTGTCTCTTGATAAAATTTTTAGGTGGTAAATCTAAACAATCTTCTTTTAATACTCTGTAAGAAAAACCATTCAGTTTATCAGATAATTCTGATAAATTTTGAAAAGCATGCACCACTTGTATTGATCTACCTCTAAGGTGCATAGTTCTCATTTCTGCGTATCTATTTCTAAAAGCATAATAAGATGCAAAATCTAACAAATATGGGTCTAAAAATTCACATTGCGTATACAGATCTAAAGGATTTTTTGTAACAGGAGATCCTGTCATAATACGTCTGTATTTAGCCATCTTACCAAGATCAATAATATTTTTAGTTCTCTTTGCCGTCGGTGTTTTAATCGTCGTAGACTCATCTATTGCCATTAAAGTTTTATGAGAATTTAAAAATTGTTTTGCAAACTTAACACCTTTTTCTGTAGATAAAGCCTCTACATTCATAATTAAAATATGAAGTTCTTGACCGGGTAAAAACAAACTCTCTAATTTTTCTTGTTGTGTTTTTGTAATATTTGGTTGCCACAATACCGTCACATTCTCTATATGTTTTGGTAGGTGTGTTGGAAGTTCTTGTTCATACCAGGTCTTAACAACACCTTTTGGTGCAATAATTAATGCACTGTCTATTTTACCTTTGTCGTAAAGCATAGACATATTATCTATTAATACTTTTGTTTTACCCGTACCCATCTCCATAAAATATGCGTAAGCCTCTTTATTCCAAGAGTTTTCTAAAGCAATCAATTGATGCTTATATGGCTTTATCCTAAATTTATAATTCATAAATTTTTATACTTTCTAACTTGACATATAATGTAGGATCACTATATTGTCAAGTATGTCAGAAAGAATAGTTTACGTTATACAGGAAATAGCTGGAACGAAAGCAGGTAACCCCAAGATTAATATCATGGGTGCTTCGCACTATGGTAAATTTAAATTTCTTTTACCAGAGTTTAGCCAAATCATTTTCTCTCCAGGTCCTCTGGTTTACAAATTAAGACAAGGTCTTAGGGAGTATAAGCCGGATGACTATTTGTTATTGACTGGTGATCCAGCTATTATAGGTGTAGCGTCTTCAATTGTTTCTGACATAACAAATGGTAAATTTAATTTACTAAAATGGGATAAACAAGAAAGAAAATATTATCCCATTGAAATCAATTTATATGAGAAAGGAGAAATTGATGTCAATTAAACAGTCAATCAAAATGAAAGAAACAATAAACTTTGAGGCAGATCAACAAGACCTCATGAAGAAGACTGATAATATTCAGTCACTAGCAGATCAAGTTGAAAGATTAGAGGGTTTACTTCACAGAATAGAATTAAGTGAAAATAATCTAAAAGATTTAAAAAAAGTTTATCAACATATATCGGGTGAGGTCATACCAACTATGATGTCTGAAATGGGTTTATCAGAACTAACATTAAAAGATAATACAAAATTGAAAGTGTCCACCTCTTACAAAGCTCACATAAGTGAAGCAAATAAAGAGATGGCATTTAACTGGCTTCGTGAAAATGGCCTGGGTGATATAATCAAAAACGAGATATCCGTATCATTCGGTCGTAACGAGGATAACAAGGCGGCTGATTATGCCGAACTTGCAAAGAGTAGTGGGTTCCAACCAACACAAAAGATGAAGGTAGAACCCATGACTCTAAAAGCGCTAGTCCGTGAGCGTTTAGAATCAGGCAAAGAAATGCCAACGGAAATTTTCGGTGTCTTTACCGAAAATAAAACTACTATAAAGAGGAGTAAGTAAACATGAACCAAGTAGCAAGTAAAAAAGAAGGAGCATTAGCAGTCAATATGTTTGAAGCTGATGCAGACAAAGGTGCTCAAAACATGACGCAAGAAGATCTTGCGTTACCTTTCCTAAAAGTTTTGGGACAACTATCACCTGAAGTAAACAAGCGTGATGGTAAATATGTCGAGGGCGCAGAGCCAGGCAAAATAATAAATACAGTTTCAAATGAACTGTATGATACCATTAATGTACTACCGGTCTTTTACAAAAGACAGTATGTTGAATGGCAAGACAGAGGCACNAGCACAGGTGCTCCTGTTGCTATCCACGAGGCAGACAGTGATATAATTAGTCAAACCACTAGAGGTAAAGACTATAAAGATAGGTTACCAAACGGTAATTATCTTGAGAACACTGCAAATCATTTTGTGATTTTAATGGGTAGTAGCCCACAAACAGCTTTGATTTCTATGAAAGCCACTCAATTAAAAGTGAGTAGAAAATGGAACTCAATGATGATGGGTATTAAAATGCAGGGTAAGAATGGACTCTTCACTCCGCCAACATACAGCCACATTTACAATCTAAAAACTGTGCCGATGTCTAATGACAAAGGATCATGGTTTGGATGGGACGTAAGTAAAGTTGGACCTATCGAAGATAGAGCAGTCTATGAGATAGCAAAAGGCTTTGCTGAACGTGTAGGTAAAGGTGAGGTACAGGCGAAGCATGGTGAAGCTGAAACCAATTCACAAGCACAACCATACTAAACATATCCTAGGTGCTGGGCGTCAAAGCGAGAGTGGAAACGCCCAGTTTTAATATATGATTGAAAAATTTAAAAATATATTTGAAGGATTAGATCGTGCTCATGGTGTCACAAAAGTTGGCGAATCAAACGGTGATGGTAATAAAGTAAAAGGTAAATCCTTTGTAAAAAGAGAACCAGTTACAGATGAGTTATGGACTAAACATTTAGAAGGTACAGAAAGTTTAGGTGTTATTCCAATCAATGATGACAATAAATGTAAATGGGGTTGCATAGATATAGATTCCTATGCAGGATTTGATCACAAACAATTAATTCAAAAAATAAATAAATTAAAATTACCGCTAATAGTATTCAGATCTAAATCAGGTGGTGCACATGTATTTTTATTTACATCTGATTATGTATCAGCAAAATCTATGCAAGATAAACTTACAGAGATAAAAGCTGTGCTGGGTTATGGTGGATCAGAAGTTTTTCCAAAACAAACAGAATTAAAATCGAAAGATGATACAGGAAATTTTCTTAATTTACCATACTTTTCTAGTGACAACACAACAAGATATGCTTTTGATAAAGAGGGTGGAGGTGCTACATTAAAAGATTTTTATGAACTTTATGAAACAAACAAAGTTATAGATGTAGAAAGTATAGTTGTTGTAAGACCTAAGTCAGAATATGATGATGGGCCACCTTGCATAGAAGTATTAGCCATGAATAAAATTGATGAGGGTGGTAGGAACAATGCATTGTTTCATTATGGTGTGTATGCAAAACAAAAATGGCCAAGTGAGTGGAAATCAAAAGTAATATTATTTAATGCGACTGCGATGGAGAAACCATTGTCAGATACAGAGGTACAAATAGTTGTAAATCAACACGATAAAAAAGAATGGGGTTATAAATGTAATGATCAACCTATGTGTAGTATGTGTGATAAAACTTTATGTCGAACTAGAAAGTATGGTATAGGCCAAGAGATAATGTTTCCTGGGCTAACCGACCTCCAGGTGATAGACTTGGAGGACCCTTACTACTACCTCAACGTAGACGGAGAAAGATTATACTTAGAAAATGTAAAATACTTAAGACAACAAAGTTTATTTCAAGAGGCATGTATGAAACAACTAAGATTTAGACCACCAACATTAAAAGAAAAAGATTGGGTATTAATAACAAATTTATTATTAAACAATGCAGAAGTTACAGAACCTGCACAAGGCATGCGTACAGAGGACCAATTACAAAATCATTTAGAAGAGTTTTGTTTAAACAGACAAGTATCCACAGATAAAAATGATTTAAAAAAAGGTGGTGTATGGACTTCAGATGGCAGTCACCATTTTGTGTTTGATAGGTTTTATCATCAATTTTTGATTAGACGTAGATGGGATGTAGGCTATCAAAGAACTGGACAAATGTTGAAAGAGAAATGTGGATGTGAGGACAAAAGATTAGGAAAAGAGAAACTATCTGTATTTATTGTAAAAGAGTTTGACAAGAAACAAGATGAGTATAAACAAAAACAATTAAAAGAAGAAGATCCGTATTAATGAAAACTAGAATACATGTAAACCAACACAAGATTAGAAGTAATAAAAAACATAACTTAAATGAACCTGTCATAACTGTTAAAACTTCTAAATCAAACACCTATGCGCATGAAGTAGAGGTATTAGGACCAAGTAAAATTATATACAGTCCCGATAAACCATTGAGTTGTGGTGCAAGAGTTTGGATTGAAACAGAGGGAGAAGTAAAAATTAAATGAAAACAATAGTATTAGGACCACCAGGAACTGGAAAAACAACTACTCTATTAAATAAAGTAGATGACTATTTAAAACAAACAGATCCTGATAAAGTTGGATACTTTGCTTTTACACAGAAAGCTGCATACGAGGCAAGGGACAGAGCTATAAAAAAATTTAATCTTACAGAAGACGACCTACCGTATTTTAGAACACTACACTCACTAGCTTTTAGAAAACTAGGTATTAAAAAAGAAGATGTAATGCAACGTAGGCACTACGTTGATCTTGGTAAAAAACTAGGATTTCCTGTAAACTATGCTAAGTTTGAAGATGACCATGGTGGTATCTTTACATCTGACAGTGAGTATTTAAGAATAATTAATTTAGCAAAACTTAGAAACATTACAGCAGAACAACAGTTTGATTTAGCAGAGCACAACAGTGATCTTGAAAGAGATAAATTACGCATTATTGCAAACGAAATAGAGCGATACAAAAAAGAATATAACTTAATAGATTTTAACGACATGATTTTAAAATTTATAAAGTCAGATAAGTCACCAAACTTTGACGTTGTGTTTA